GTTTTTATATATAGCGAACAGGTATATGGAACTGTTGAAAACTTTGGCGCATACGCATCAAATGTTAAGTTTTTAAAAGATGGAATAGAGCATGAAGAAACGATAGATAATGACGATTTTGTTATCTTGGATGAAATAGTATTTACACACATAGAGGAAGAATAAATGGAAAAAGTATTATGTTACTGCTGTAACAAGACTAAGGCTAAGCTTAATTTAAGAAAATCAGTGCTGTTGCCTATTAACCTGCTGATGTGCGAAACATGCATTTCTAATAGGCTAGAGCCACGATGGGTAGTAATCCTTGCTGGAAGACAGTTTGGTCCAGAATTAGTTAAGGATCATGTACAGAAGAAGCGTTATATTGGCAACGACATTACCGCATCTGAATTATTAATTTAATATTCATATGCTGATATAATAGGGTGATATGGTTATTGATTCTAGCTCTATTTTAATTGCAGTAGGGGCCTCAATTCTAAGTGGAATTGGAACGGCCCTTGTTGCAAATATTGCTGATTCAAAAAAAGAAAAAAATAGAAGATATGAGAAGGCACAAGACGACCTCAAGATGGAATTAAAAGACCTTCAGATTAAATTATATCAATTAGAAATAGATTTAACTGAGTGGAAAGACAGATATTATGAGGCTATTCAGGAGCTAATTCATGTTAAATCTGAGCTTGAAATTGCTATGATTAAATTAAATTATATACAGGCTGAAGAGAGCTAGCCCTACAAATTTATAAATAGTATACTATATATATGACATGTATAGTAGCTATTGCCCAAAATGGCGTTGTTTATATGGGATCTGATCACGCCGCTTCAGATGATAAATCTGGATGGATCCTTTCACGCAAAGAACCAAAATGTTTTAAGGTTGGTCAGTATGCAGTTGCATTTACTGATTCATTCCGTATGGGTCAGATCTTGCAGTATTCATGGACTCCTCCAAAGTACACGCCAACAAAAACAAACTCTGGTTTAGATAAGTTCATGAGAACAAAGTTTATTGACTCTGTAAAGCAAGCCTTTAAAGAGGGTGGCTACGGAAGTATTGGGTCTTCTTCAGATGAAGATACTGGTGGAATATTCATAGTCGGATTAGAAGGTAGAATCTTTACTATAGATGAAGACTTTCATGTAGGAGAAAATATAGTGAACTACATGGCAGAAGGAAGCGGTGGACAGATTGCTTTAGGAGCACTGTACGCAACTAAAAACCAAAAGAACCCTAAGCTAAGATTGAAGCTAGCATTAGAGGCAGCATCTGAATTCAATATGGCAGTTGCTCCACCATTTACATACATTCAAGTATAAGGTATAATTGAGTTATGAACTCTATCCAGCTGGTACTGATCACATTCTTTGCTACAGATATACTTATAGCTACAGCACTGTTCTTGAAAAAGAATAAGGTTGGATTCTACTATGTCAATAGAGATCAGCAGAGAGCAATCCTCGATGAGTTTGAGGCGTATGAAGAAGAGTCTAAGAAGGCTATGGATCTTAGAGGCAATCCAACACATGAATGCGTTTGTGGATCAAATGTATGGAATATCAGAGCTATGTTTGAAAACTATGAGATCTCACAGTATTTCTTGGAGATGGATTGTGTAAAGTGTGGAAGCTTGGCAACTGCGCCAACACCATTGGATAGAGAGAAAATGGAATGAGAAAATCAACTAGAATTAGAGAGCTAGAGCTTAAAGTAGCACAGATGGAAGTATATGTTGAGCTAATGGCTATCACCCTGGAAAATATAATGCAGGGTCAGAAAATGAATATTGAATCTGATTTAGATTCAGGCAAATGGTACAACACACAAGAAGAGGGTATTGACAACTAGATTCTATTTGATAGAATGTACCTATGAATAAAAAACTAATAACTGCGCTAGTCGCATCAATACTCCTATCATCATTTACTGTTGCAAAGGCAGCAGAGCCAACACCTACAGTAGCAATTCTAGATACTGGAATTGATGCAACTCTACCGATCTTTCAAGGAAGAATTGCACAGGAAGTGTGCCTCATTAACTGGACCACTTGCCCAAATGGTAAGTCTTACATGGAAGGTCCAGGAGCAGCATATGTTCCACCAGCTGTAATGACTAAGAATGGCTTTGAACATGGTACACAGATGGCTTCCATATTTGCACAAAACAACCCAAACATTAATATAGTTTTTATCAAGATTATCGGACACACTGCAACTGGTGGTCGTCAATTGGCTCCAGAGTCTGCTGTTTATAATGCACTCAATTGGGTAGCAGCAAATAAAACAAAGTATAATATTCAGGCGGTAACAATGTCTCAGGGGCACCACAACTTAATTAACGCAGTAGACTATTGCCCAAAGACACCTAATACAGAAAATGCAATTAAGAATCTAATCGCTCTTGGAGTACCTACATTCTTTCCTTCTGGAAATGGAAGAGACTATAAGCGAATTGATTGGCCTTCATGTATTGATGTATCAATTTCAGTTGGAGCTGTAGATCAGCAGAATGAAATGACAGCATACAGCAACTCTGATCCAGTAAAGCTAGACTTCTTCGCACTAGGTAACATGCAAGCAATTAGTGCAGGAGGAGTTGTAAAGAATGTTGCTGGAACATCAGCATCTGCTCAGGTTGCAGCAGCACAGTGGTTAGCGGTAAAACAGGCAAAGCCTACTCTATCGTATTCAGAAATCTATGATTTGCTTGTAAAAACATCCGTGTCAACTCGTGGTCGGCAGGGAACTCTTAATAAGCTAATCAGCTTGAACGGAGCATTAAATGGCTAACATGACAGTACTAGAAGGAATTATTGAAGATGTTGCAACTGAGTTGTATCAGAAGTGGTACAACGCTATTGCAATTGAAGATCGCACAGAAGAATCTTCAAAGGCTATGGGCCTAAATGCCCATGAAACAACGTTTTTTGTTATTCAGTCATTTATGAATAAGTTCAATGCAGCAGCGGAAGAGCTAAAGGATAAATAATGATTACACTAACTGGCGATAATTTTGACGATACAGTTCATGCAGATGAATATGTTCTTGTTGATTTCTGGGCTGAGTGGTGTGGTCCATGCAAGAGAATGCTTCCAATTCTAGAAGAGGCTGATTCAGAGGGACTAGTACTCATTGGTAAGTTAAATGTAGATGAATATCCTGAAAAAGCTGCTGAATTCACAGTAACCTCTATACCAACTATGGTATTATTTAAGAATGGTCAGCCAGTTCATAGAATGACTGGAGCAATGCCAAAGCATGCTCTGTTAAAGGAGCTCGAACCATGGATCTAGACTTTGACCAATGGATGAAGTATGGTTTTGATAAAGGGTGGATTTCTGATGTCTTTTGTGACACTCATGATGGCCCACCAATGTCAGATGAAGAAATGCAAGAATGGGAAGAAGGCGGAGATCCGTGTTCTTTTCATGTTAAAGTAACAGAACTACACTAACTTTCTGCGCTCATTAAGAGGCAGAGGAAATAAGGAGAATAAATTAAATGAAGTCATTTAAGAAACTATCAATTGCTACTGCTGCAGCTCTAGCAATTATCAGCGTTTCTGTAGCACCTTCTTCGGCAGCTCCGCTTGCCGTTACGGTTGCAACAGTTACTAACGCTACAACTTCTGCAGCACCTGCAACAGTTGCAGTCCCAGCAGCAAACCAGATTACATCTGGAACTTCTGTAGCATTAGCAGCAACAGCAGACACAGGAACATCTGTGTCATTCGTAGCATCAGATACAGTTAAGCTTGTAACTGCTCTACACACAACAGATGCACCTAAGACAATTGCGTCTGGAGTATCTTCACTTTCAGTTACATCTGCTGGATCAGCAGTAACTGTATATGCTTACACAACAAGCGTCAAGGTTGGAACAGTTACCATTACAAATGGTGCTTATTCAACTATTGTTTACATCAAGGGAACAGCAGGCGCAGCATCAAACGTTGCAGTTGCAGTCCCAGCAGCATCAGCAGTTGGAACTATTCCAACAGTAACTGTATCTGCTACAGACGTATTTGGTAACCCAATTCTTACAGGTGAGACAATTACTGCAACAGTACTTGGCTCAACATTTGCAGATGGAACCATTACAAAGACACTTGTTACTTCTACAACAGCAGAAGCAGCAGCAGATACAACTTTAGTTGCTGGCTCAAAGACTGCATCTCTTGCAATCGGCGTGGCTGGAACAGTTACAGTTGTTGTAACAGGCGCAACATCAGCAGCAACAGTTGCTGGTTTAACAGCACCAACAAAGGCAGCACAGGCAGCATTTACAGTATCTGATCTTAACGGAACAGTTGCAACACTTACTGCACAGCTCGCAGCAGAGAAGGCTGGTCGTGCACTTGATGCTCAGGCAGCAGCAAATGTTCTCGCAGCAGAGAAGGCTGGTCGTGCAGCAGATAAAGTTGCAGCAGATAAGGCACTTGCAGACGCAAAGGCAGCATCTGATTCAGCAACAGCAACAGCAAAGGCGGCTTCAGATTTAGCAGCAGCAACTTACAAAGCAGAGTATAACGCTCTTGCTAAGAAGTGGAATGCTAAGAATCCAAAGGCTAAGGTTGCACTAAAGAAGTAATTCTTTAAATAAAGGGGCAGGACTTCGGTCTTGCCCCTTTATCATTTAAATGATAGAATAGTTATGTCGATGGAGAATAAATGAAATTTCACTGGATGGATAGAGGAGACAATAGTCAAATCGATCTTCTATCAAAGCTTTCTGAAGAATTAGATTCAGTCGGATATTACTCTTTGCTTTTAGTGTATCATGCTAAAATGAGAGATCATTGGATAAAAGCAGCAAGGGTTTTAAATAAAGAGCATAAAATTAAATACATGCCAGCAATCAGAACATATGCGATCACTCCAGAATATGCGGCCATGATGTCAAAGGCATTCAAAGAAATATCTCCAAATAGGCTAGCCTTAAATATAGTTTCTGGAGACATTCATTCTGATGAAAATAGTGTAGAGAATATGATTTGGTTTGGGAAAGATTTAGCTACACCAGATCAAAGACTAGACTATACTGATGAATGGATGAGCAAGTTTATAGAGCTATGTGGTGATCATGCACCTGAAATTGTAATGGGTGGTCATGCAAATAAAACAAAGCTTATGGCTGAAAAATATAACGCTACACATCTTTCAATGTTAGATATGTATTTAGATGCTTATAAAGAAGATAAGTTTTTTAAGAATACAAAACAGATGGTAGCCCTGTGTGTTGTTGTAAGAGAGACAGATCAGGAAGCAGAAGAATTTGTTAGCCAGCCATTTGATGGCTGGCAAAAGAAATGGACAATCTATGGCTCTCCAGATACAGTAAAAAGAAATTTAATGGATTTAAGCAATATCGGAATAACAGATATAATAATAAACTCTCATCCAAATGACGATCATATAGATCTAGTTCATAAAACAATGGGTGAGCTTATAAGGAGCAATAATGGAATCAAGTAAGAGAAGTCTTTACAAGTCTATTACATGGCCAGTAATCCACATTGGATTTGTTGGAACCCTGGTATATTTCTTTGAAAAGGCTATAACTGGCCAAGCTCATTGGGAGTATGCTGGCACATTTGCAATAATTTATACATCTTGCGAGATGCTTGGGTATTTTCTACATGAAAGAGCCTGGGCAAAGTTTGGCAAAAAGGTCAATTAATGGCTAATATTTGTCAGATTAAAGGCTGTAATAACCAGGCAAGCCATATAACCACTACAGAGACAAACTATATTGAGGTTTGTAAAGACTGTTATCAGTCTAAGTATAAGTCTTAATCAACTAAATGCTATAATAGATTCATAGGTGGCCTTCTAGACCCATCTAAATAATAACCCTATAGGAGAAAAAAAATGACAGACGGATTAAACCTAACAGGCTTTAATGATACAAAGCCAGCAGGAACAAACAGCATCAACGCATCAGGAAACTACTCACCAGCAACTGGATCATTCCCAGCAGCACAGGATAAGTCAACACAAGATGGCGCTGGCGTAGGAAATAACGGTAAGTAATCAATGTGCATCATGTGTGGTTGTGGAACACAGGACTTTATGGGTTCTGCAATGCCAAACCAAAATGTTTATGACGTAGGCCCAGGACAACTATCTTCACCAATGATGTTCGGTACAGATTCAATGAATCCACTTGGAGCTGAAGTTGAAGAAGGAATGGCTCATGAAATGTCTGAGCCACAAGGACCTAACGGAGAGGACATTGATTAATGTCTGATGGTACAGGAATGACACCTCCTCCTAATTCTGCACCTGCTGGTGCGGTTACTAGTAGAGAGGCTACCAGAAAGCATCCTAAGCAAGGACTGAGATCTGGTATTAAAGTAGACACAAACAAACACGGCATTCGGAGAGAAGTTAGCTTAGCTCCTAAGCCACCAAAGAAAACTGGACGAAAGAAAGTTTAGTTTTAGTATTGTAGGTAAGGCCCCTATATAGTATAATATACTTATAGGGGTCTTCCCATTTCTAACAGAAAGAATGTAAATGATTATTCAGATAATTGGTTTGCCAGGATCAGGTAAAACGGAATTAGCAAAAGCATTAAAAGAAAGAATTAACGCTATCCATTTAAATGCAGATGAGGTTCGTGGCACAGTAAATTCTGATTTAGGTTTTAGTCCAGAAGATAGACTAGAACAATCTAGGCGTATGGGAGAGATGGCGAGACTTATTGCAAGCCAGGGAGTCGCCCCAGTAGTTGTGGACTTTGTTTGCCCAACAAATGCCACCAGAGAATCTTTTGGTAAGGCAGACATACTAGTATTCATGGATACCATCGAAGAAGGTAGATTTGAAGATACTAACAAGATGTTTGAAAAGCCAGAAGATGTTGATGTTAGATTTGATAGTCATAAGCTAAACGCAGAACAAAAAGCTTCAGTTATCATTAGTTACTTTAAGCTACATGACTGGTCTGCTCCAACAACATTGATGCTGGGTCGCTACCAGCCATGGCATGAAGGGCACCATGCTCTTTACGAAGAGGCTGGCAAGAGAACAAATCAGGTTCTTCTAGGTGTCCGCAATACTTATGGTACAAGCGAAAAGGATCCATTAAAGTTTGATGAAGTAAAAGAATATATTGCTAAAGACTCATTTATGGATGGCGCAATGGTATTAAGACTTCCTAATATTACAAACATTGTATACGGTCGTGATGTAGGATATAAGATTGAGCAAATTGAACTATCTAAGGACATACAGGCTATCTCTGCAACAGAGAAAAGAAAAGAGCTTGGTATATGATAAAGCCACACTGGATGGTAAGGCATAGGCCAACCCCAGTAGAGCTTCGTGATCTGATATCCAGAATAGATAAAGTTGGATACGAATCGATCCTGTTTGTTTATGGGCAATATGTACCAGATACAGCCACCCTGGTTGCAAATGCATTACAAAATGATCAAAAAGTAAAACTGATGTTTGCGACTAGGCCACATGCAGTTACTCCAATGCATCTTGCTAATGTTGTATCTGCATATGAAAAAATTGCTCCAGGGCGCTATGTATTCAATCTAGTTGCTGGTACAGCTGAAAACGAGCACCTTTTTGAGTCATCGGCAACTCCAGATGAAAGAAAAAAGTACGCTGCAGAATTTATACAAAAAGTAAAAGAGTATGTGACATGCCAAAACTTTCCTACAGTTGCTTTTAGTGGATCAAGTGATATCACTATCGATAACGTAATCAATCATGGAGATATAATTGTTTTGCATATGGCAGATTATCTAAGAAATATAGATAGACTAAAAAATATAAAACAAAGAAAAATGATTCGTGCTTGGATTCTAGTTAAAGAAACAGATGAAGCAGCAGAAAAAGAATTAGAAGAGTATTTAGAGGAAGATAAAGAGCGAGAGCAAGTAATTCGTGGATCAGCAGAAACAGTTATGAATAGATTAGATGAGCTAGAAGAAATTGGTGTGACAGACATACTAATATCACACTTTAAAAGCTCTTCTGAAGAAGAAGTTCATGATTTTGTTACAAAATATTTAAATAGAGGGTAGACATCTAAGCATTTATTTGCTATGATATGTTATCAATGGGGATTAGCTCAGCTGGCAGAGCGGGAAACTGTTAATTTCTAGGTCGCAGGTTCGAGCCCTGCATCCCCAGCATTGGTCTCGTAGCTCAGTTGGTTAGAGCGCTGCCCTGTCACGGCAGAGGTCGACGGTTCAAGTCCGTTCGGGATCGCAAGGCCCTTATAGCCCAGCGGTAGAGGCGGTAGACTTAAAATCTATACAGCGTTGGTTCGAATCCAACTAGGGGCACATGGGTAAAGTAGAAGTGATAAATGATTTTGTATCGCATGAAGATTGCGATACTATAATTAAATATTTAGACGAGAATGAAAACTCTCCAGATTTTCCACAACTTAGATATCGGAATAACCATGAGCTAAGAAAAACATTTGTTGATCCAAATAGCTTAGAGATTGGCAATATTGTATTAAAGTATGCAGATAAGCTAAATTACGGAAGCTCTTATTTTGTAGCAGAGTATTTTTTATCTTTGTTTAGGCCTGGATATGAGATGCACATGCATCAGGATGTAGTTGGCGATATAGACTTTACACACAGTATTGTACTATATTTAAATGACAATTTTAAAGGCGGTGAGCTATTAATACCAGAGCTAGACTTTAAGCATAAGCCAAAAAGGGGTGATGCTGTAATATTTTCACCTAATACATTAACTCACGGAGTCACAGAAGTAATAGGCGGTAATAGATATACAGTACCATTTTGGCTAACAGATAAAGAGAAATTTAAATCAAAGTTTTTGTACAGCAAGTCCCTATAGCTCAGTCGGTAGAGCAGCAGACTTTTAATCTGCGGGTCGTTGGTTCGAGCCCAACTGGGGACACGGGTTAATTCCCACTTATATAAGGAGAATAAATGAAGACAGTAGGAGATAAGTTAGGCAACTTTAATGTTGTTGGCGTAAAGCCAGGCGCATTAACGTATGACGATTCCTCATTTGAAAATATCAATCAGGACTCGTTTGCTGGAAAGTGGAAGATTATTGTATTCTATCCAAAGGACTTTACCTTTGTATGCCCAACAGAAATTGTTGCGTATGATGCATTATCTTCAAGCTTTAATGATCGTGATGCAGTTCTTATGACTGGATCTGTAGATAATGAGTTCTGCAAGATTGCATGGAGAAACGCTCATGATGACCTAAGAAAGACAAACTCATGGTCATTTGCTGATACAGCACACCAGCTTGCAAATGAGCTTGGAGTTCACCACTCTTCTGGAGTAACATATCGTGCAACATTTATTGTTGATCCAGATAATATTATCCAGCATGTAACAGTAAACAATCTAGACGTAGGCCGAAATGCAGATGAAGCTCTTCGTATTCTAGATGCTCTTCAAACAGGTGAACTGTGTGCTTGTAATAGACCTCTCGGCGGAGAAACGCTATAGTGTCTTGGGTTGATCAGCTAAAAGATTCTTTACCAGAATATGCAAAAGATATTAAGCTAAACCTTGATGCTGTGATTAATAGATCAACTATTGATCCAGAGCATGCAACTTACCTATCTATTGCTGCTGCTTTTGCAACTGGTAATTCAAAACTGCTAACCTTCATTGTTGCAAGTGCGACAGACGAGGTTGAGAAAAATGCAGCTTTAACCGCAGGTGCAATTATGGCACAGAATAATGTTTGGTATCCGTTTATTGAAATGGCAGACGATCAAAATCTTAAGGGCTTGCCAGCTCAATTAAGAATGAATGCGATTGCATCTCACGGAGGAACTACCAAGGCAAAGTTTGAGGCCTACTCTTTGGCATCATCAATTATTGGTAAATGTCATTTCTGCGTAAAGGCACATTATGAGACATTAAAGGAAGAAGGATATACCGTAGAACAATTGCGTGATATTGGTCGTATTGCTTCCACAATTAATGCATTAGCTAAAATTTTATCTGCATAAATTTAGCTATCCCTGTTCGTCCAACGGCAGGACGCTGGTTTTTGGCACCAGAAATCCTAGTTCGAATCTAGGGCGGGGAACAATGGTATAATAGTAGCATAGAGATTGGTTAATAAATGATAAGTTGTACAATCATGTTCGGTATCGGATATCTAGTTGGTTATTTTGTTGCCAATTTAGTAGATTATTTAGACAAGAAGGCTAAGAATGCTATTCATAATTAAAAGATTTATTTGTAATTTAAAGGGCCATGACTTTAGCCATGAAGCCCAGTCGTGTCCATTTACTGGGATGAGCTACTTATACTGCAAAAGATGTTCTTCTATGGTACCAATGGAGTATATAGATTGAGAACCCTACAAGACGGCTCTCAGGAGCCAGAGTATGAAGTTGCAGTAGACTTAACCATCCACACCAAATGCCCTGGAAAGTGGCTTCTAATCGATTTAGAGACGGGTCAGCACTATAGAGGCAGTGAAAAGCCAAATATGTATGGTAAATGGAAGAGGATTAACAATGACTGATCTAAGACCTATGTGTCAAAATTGTGATATACAAAAGAATCGTGAGCATTGGCAAAGGCATGATCCAGACATGTTGAAGCTTTGTGATATGTGTCAGGACTTCCAAGACAAACTATTTGCAACAATTGCTACACAGAAAAAGAAATTAAATAAAACAATTAAAGATGTCAAAAAAGCAACAAAGTAGTTGACAGGAATTATTTATTAGTATATAATTAATATCATAACACCTCTTACAGGAATCGCAAGATCTGCAACATAGAGGTTACTTAGCGGATTAGAGCAGCTCGGTTAGCTCGAAAGCCTCATAAGCTTTAGGTCATGGGTTCAAATCCCATATCCGCCACAAACAAGGTTCCGACGGGAAACTTGGAATATGACTGAACGAAGTTCTTTGTCAGCAAGGGACGAGTAAGGTACACTGGGAGATTAGCGTCTCGATCTTAGCGGATTAAACTGGTGGTCGGCTCAAAGCGGTACTCACATGGTATTGTTGACTAGGCCGTGGTGGTAAAAGGCAATCCACCTATTCACAATAAATATAAACCCCTGTGTGAGATTGCTACATACAGGGTTTTATATTTGCGAATATTGCATAATGGTAGTGCTCCTTCCTTCCAAGTAGGTGGCGTCAGTTCGATTCTGACTATTCGCTCAAATCGTATGGTGTAAGCGGAAGCATAGTTTATACACAATGAGTTGGTACCAGCTCGTGTATAAAAAGATATAGGTTCGAGCCCTATTGCGATTAGGTTAGATTTAATTAATCTAACCGCATGCATTAGTAGTCCAATTGGTAGAGGCGCCAGACTTAGAATCTGGATGTTGTAGGTTCGAGTCCTACCTGATGCACTTAGTCTCCATCGTCTAGTGGTTAGGACCTCAGATTTTCAATCTGGTAACGAGAGTTCAATTCTCTCTGGAGATACGATATAAGCATTGAGTGGCGGAATTTAGAGGTCCGACTCCAGACGTGGACAATGTGCTGGCAAAAGGCTAGGGTAATCCAGCAGTATCACGATCAATATAGTAGTTTCCCTTTACCTATATTGATCACTAAGGAAAATTGGCAGAGTGGTCGAATGCAACGGTTTGCTAAATCGTAGATCGAAAGATCCACAGGTTCGAATCCTGTATTTTCCGCCAAGCCGTATATGCTCCAAGGTGGGGCAGGGGACTGTAAATCCCTCGTCGATGACACGCTAAGTTCGATTCTTAGATACGGTACTTGCACAACATAAAAAGAAATGGTATGATTAATACATGAACGCAACATCACGATCATTACAAACCACAACACGTGGTTTTATTGTCGTACCGTCACAGGTGTGGCATATCGGAGATGTTGCTTGAAATAGTTTTATTATATAAAACCAAATCGGGCAAATTGAAAAATTTGACCCGATTTTTGTTTATACCCACATAGCTCAGCGGAAGAGCATCTCGCTACGAACGAGAAGGTCATAGGTTCAAATCCTATTTTGGGTACAGAGGTATAGCTCAGTTGGTTAGAGCATCTGTCTGATACACAGAAGGCCAATGGTTCAAATCCATTTATCTCTACGGTATATTAGCTCATTTGGTAGAGCATGCGTCTGAAGAACGCAAGGACTAGGTTCGATTCCTAGATTTACCACTGATCGAAAGATCATGCTTAACTAGCTCCAATGGTAGAGCGTCCGCCTTGTAAGCGGAATGTTATCAGTTCGAATCTGATGTTAAGCTCATCGACGTGGTGTAATGGTCAGCACAAGAGCTTCCAAACCTCTTGGAGTGGGTTCGATTCCTACCGTCTTTGCCTGGTTGTAGTTCAGTTGGTAGAACGCCTGCTTTGGGAGCAGGAGGTCGAAGGTTCGAGTCCTTCTAATCAGACTCAGGAAACATAGCTCAATTGGTAGAGCACCTGTCTTACATACAGGATGTCATAGGTTCGATTCCTATTGTTTCCACGGTGGCGTTAGCCAAGTGGTTAAGGCAGTCGGTTGTGGTCCGACTATTCGTGAGTTCGATCCTCACACGTCACACTATGGAAGGTCAAGTCCGATTGGCGACGGCAGCTGTCTTGAAAACAGTCGAGGTGTTAAAGCCCTTGGGAGTTCGACTCTCCCACCTTCCGCTCTTTTCTCTTCGTCCAATGGTAGGACTCCTGACTCTGAATCAGGAAATCTTGGTTCGAATCCAGGAGAGAAAGCTATTGACAGGTCGGAATACATATTATATTATAAATGCATACTAGAAAGGTATACTATGCTTAAGACAATTATTTTGGCGGTATTTTTAATTTCAGCAGCTATTTCAACTGTAACAACAATTAAGATCAAGGAAACAAAAAAAGAGACTGAATTTGGTGATACCATTAATCCAAAGCGTATCTCAACTATTACATCGGCAATTTTAGGTGGCATCACAGCTATTATATTATTTGCAACTACATTTACAGTTGTTCCAGCTACAGAAGTTGGTGTCCCAGTAGCATTTGGGCATGTTTCAGAGCATTTAAATCCTGGAGTTCATTTTGTTGCACCTTGGACAACGGTAGATAAGTATCCTACTCGTCCAGTCACAGTTCAATTGACAGGAAATGATAAAGTTATTGCTCGTACAGCAGATGCTGGACAGATGCAGGTAGAGGTTGCAGCACGTTGGCGTGTAGAAAAGGAAGATGCAAAGACTTTGTATTTCCAATCACGTACAGGAGATATTAATAATATTAGCGACACAATTGTTCTTCCAAACTTACGTCAGGCAGTAGGTCAGGTATATTCAGTTACAGGAAACCTAGATGCAATCTCTGATCGTGAGCGTGTTGCAGAAGATATTCGTAAGCAATTAAATAAGCAGCTTGCCCATTATGGAATTGTAGTAGATTCAGTTGCTATGCGTTCCGTAGAGCCTGACAATGCAACAGCAGCAACAATTTCACAGTTTGCTTCACAGCAACAGGCAACACGAATTGCAGAAGAAGCAAAGAAGACAGCAACAATTGAAGCAGAACGTCGTTTGATTGAAGCTCAGGGTCTTAAGAAGTCAGCATCAGCAGCAGGAGGAATGTCATCATCAGAAATGCAGTCCGTATGTATGCAGGTATGGCAGCAGGTAGTTACAAAGGGTATTGAAAAGGGCGTAACAGTCTATACAACACCATGTGGTAATTCAGCTACTACTGTGATTGCTAAATAAATGAATTGCGGTCTCTGTGGTCATGAGATAACCAAAGTATGTAATGCTGCAGGTTATTACCAAAAAATGGACAATGATGAAATAGATATTAAGCTATGCCATCCAGATTATCCGTCAGAAGATCACAGAGACTGCTATCATTTATACACAGTCTATGGAGTAAGGAGTAAATCTACAATGAGAAGAATATCAAAGGAGTTAAAATGACATCACCAATTATTATCTTTAATCCAACAGGATTAACAGATGATCAAGTTAAATTAATTAAGCAGGCATTAGATGATGCTTATCGTGCAGGGTATGAAACTGCTAAAGAGTTTTATCAGTTAAAGTTTGATACTTCTGTAACTACGACTAAACCGCAAACAACATGGATAGGCACACCAAATCCATATGGAGTTACCTATAATAACTGTTCTCATGATAATTGTGTATGTGGAACAGGTAATTAATGCCTAAAAGAGCAAAAGCTTCTTCAAAGAAAGGAAGTAATATGGGTTCATATATGACTGATTCTGGACGAATTTTTGGACAGCTTAATAAAGATCTAGATGACCTAACACGTAGAATTTCTGGTGAAAATACTGTTCTTATTAAAGCACCCAAAAAAAAGCGTTCAAAGATATCTAGATGGATAACAGGAGCAAAAAATGTGGAAGATAATTAAAAGAAAAATAGAATATTACGAAGGGCTCTGGGTATTCTTGCTTTTAGTACCATTTTTTATAGCAATGATCATAGTGACAGTTACAGATGATAGTGAACATAATACTGATCCTAAAAAAGGAATTGTGTGGATAGGTTCTATATCTAAAAGGTGCGATGGAACTACATTAATCTATAATGGAGATGGAACACAATTAGTCATGAATAGTCCTGAGTGTATGTAATGGCAATTAAAAAAGCTTTACGGTCAGAGACTTGTAAAAAAAAGATAAATTATTCAGCTCAAAAAGATGCATTAAATGCAATAGAAAGATGCTGGAGAATCGGAAAGTGGAAGAGTAAGAAGGGCCGTCCATTATCTTGCTATAGATGTCCTGAATGTGACCAATGGCATACAACAAGTCAAGGTCCTAGAAATGGTAAATTGGTAATTAAAAAATGACAGATAAAGTTGAATGGCCAGAAGATCAATTAGATTATTCAGATAGTTTTACTATTAAAGTAACTAAAGTTAACTATGGAGGTTTCTTTAATCATTGGGAGGCTGATCTCTCATTTGCAGAAGATGGCAAATATTGTGAAGTAACAGCTCCGACTATGGGAGGGGCTATTGACGAAGTTATGAATTACCTGTATGATACTGCCTATGAGTGGACAAAAGATGATGCCAACAATAGGTGATATTATGATGATACGTGAAGCCGTATCTAATACTGCCCTAGAAAATGGGTGGGATAAAGAAAAAGAAATAGAAGTATTTAATCAAACGGTACTTGAAATAGTTAAAGCTAGCGTTAAAGTAAATAGAAAAAAGAGGCATAAACAATGACAGCAGCACTTATAGTTACATTTTTAGCTATTACATTCATATTTTGGATGGAAAATAATAAATGAATAATAACGATCTCCTTTCACAAATAAATGAAAGATTTGCTATTGAATCTGCTAAAAGAGTAGAAGAGGCAGTTGTAGCATTGCGTGAGCAAATTGCTCAAGATATCCTTGAATGGGCACAAAAATATCATGATAATCCAATAGTTGAAAATTGTGTTCGTATTGCTAGGGGTAAATAATGGATGAGTATGAGATGACAGAAGAGCTTCTTATGAATTATGCTGGTAGTTTGAAAGACAAGGCAGTTAGGAAGTTACTTTTTGATCTTGAAAACTTTTTCCGTGAACAAATTGCTCAGGAAATTGAGCAAGTAGCAAAAGAAAATGATACCCAAATCATACCTTTAGGGATTGCTCTTGCTATTGCGAGGGGTAAATAATGGAAGATGAATGGTTTATGCCAAGCGACTCATACGACTCTTTAGTTGCATCTGCTGGAACTATCATTAAAGATTGGAACATTGGTGATTGGCAGGGTGATTATGTCTACCTGCTAAAAAATGGCGATAAGTTTGGCTTTACTGTAGTTGGATACGGATCATGCTCTTATTGCGATGCCCTTGAAAGTTGTGATAACCAAGCAGAAGTTGATGAACTAAAAAAAGAAATCGTTAATGGTATTTTCTGGGGGACTGCAGAAGAAGTAGAAGCCTATGCTATTAAAGAAGATGCTAATCGTTGGTACTATCATGAGCATGAATGGAAAACTATTAAGCGAGAACTAAAAGCAGAATTGAGAAAAGATCATAATGAAAACTGAGCTAATTGGCGGAAGTCAGGATGGAAAATCTATTGAGCTTAAAGGTCATATACCTTCAACAATAAAGATACCAGTAGTGCCTGATTTAATGGTAAGACTAGATGATCCATATGATGATCCAGCAAAGCCATTTGAAATGCAAACTCTATCTTATCATTTAGATATAGATGGAAGATATAAGGCGGAGGATATGACTAGATGAAAAAAACATTTACTATTTCGGCAAAAGATGTTATACTTATACCTACTTATTACCTTGAGCATTTGGCTCAGGGTGCAATAACATATACCCAATATCCTGATGGAAGTATTTCATACGTTAAGGATATTAAAATTACTAAACCAAAATGGCGGGCAAGAACTAGATTAAGAATTGCTAGGAGAAATAAATGAGCAAAAAATATAAAGCTACTTGCGTATGTGGTAGCACAATAGACACAGATAACTCAGTTTATTTTTCTAAATGGCAAACTGATCACAATGCTAAACATGCTGAAAAGATTCTTTCTAATAAAAAGAAAGAATCAGATGAAAGTCTTGGTAGATATAATGGTGACGGAACTTGTGGAAGACTTTTTGGAAGAACGTACTACTAGGACTGGAGAAATAAATGATAAACAGCAATCCTAAAGTAAGACCTTGGATCGAAGCCAGCTGGTTTTATTGGAGTCATTGGAGTCTAGGTTTAGACTTTAAGAATGATGGCTATAGTTGTAGTGTAGATGTTAATCTAATTAGATTTAGAATAAGTATTGGATATACATATCACAAGTATAGCCATGTTGATGCCCTCCCCCATGTATTTAATCAGATGGTTTTATCTGGTAGACCATTGACGGAAGAGCAGCAGGCTGATATGATTAGGCAGGCGGAAGCAAAAGACAATAAGAAATGGTGGCAGATGTATGACTAAGGATGAATTACTAACAAGAATTGATGAGGATGCAAAGTTCCTTGAACAATACTTTGGAGGAAAGTTCAAAGGTCAATCAGCCCTTCGTGCAGTAGTAAAAACAACTCAGCACCCGCCCGTGTCTGATCAATGGCAATGGGCCGATGGTTGGAAGTGTGCGATGCTTACAATTATTCAGGCTATTGAGAAGGAGTTGAATGAAACTAAATAAAGAGCTATGGCTTATTGAATTTGGAGATTGGTTTTGGATCCAATTTAATTGGGAAGATTTTGGGTGGAAACTTGGAATAGAGTATGACTCAAATGGTATTAGCAGATCAATACAGTTTGTGCTATTTAAGCCAAGCATTAGTTTTGGATATTTAAATAAGATATCAAGAGATTATAGAAAAGAGCACAGGAATGACTAGCGAAGAGAAGTTTGATAAAGAGTTCGACTTTGAAAGATATAAAAAATTAAAGAGTATTGTAGCCGAACTCGGCAAACAAGATAAAGAGCTTTTAGAAAGGCTAGCAAATGATTAAGCCATACGGTGGAATGTTATTAATAAAAGAAGATGCAATGGCAGATAAAACCACTGCTTCTGGAATTGTTTTGTCAGCAGCATTTAATGATACAGGCCTTAGAACAGGAAAGATTATTGACCTTGGTGATGGAGAATATAATTACAAGGGAGATCTTGTACCAATCAACGGTCTTGATGTTGGAGATACAGTTTATTATCCACAGCACAGCGGCTCTGATGTTGAAGATGAAGATGGACAAAAGTATCTTATTCTTAATAGCAAGAATGTATTAGCAATTAAGTCATGATTAAAATTGTTGTAGCAGGAGGAGGATCAGCGGGCTGGATAACAGCTCTGATGATGCAGCATAGCTTTCCTGATGCACAAATTACTTTAATTGAAAGCTCTAAGATAGGAATAATTGGAGCAGGAGAAGGTAGTACTCCAATTGTTATAAACACATTAATGGGAATCGGAATAACCCTAGAGGATCTAATTAAAAATACATCTTCTACGATTAAAAATGGAAGTAGGTTTGTTGGATTTAATAAATATAAAGACTACTACACTGTATTTTCATCAATCCATAACCCGTACACAATCGGCAGTACTAAGTTTGCTTATGATTTGTATGCATTTAAAAATAAAATGAGCTTTGAAGAATACTCTCTTATTCAGATATGCACAGATCAAAATAAGATAAAGTTTATTGAGTCAAGCGAAGGAAGCTATGCAATACATTTCGATGGCAGAAGCTTTTCTGCATATTTATCTCAAGTTGGTCAATCTCGTGGAATAGAAGTTGTAGATGGAATCATCAAGGTGGTTAACTTAGATCAAAATGATAGGGTTACTTCCCTGGAACTAGAAGATGGTTCATTGATATCATGTGACTTTGTGTTTGATTGCACAGGATTTAAAAGATTAATTATTGGTAATACATATAAATCAGAGTGGATTAGCTTTGCTGAAAGTCTACCAACAGATCGTGCAATACCGTACTTCCTTCCAATAGATGAGGATATCCCTCCATACACACAGGCAACTGCGATGGATTATGGGTGGGGGTGGAAGGTTCCCTTGCAGCATAGATATGGCTGTGGATATGTGTATAGCTCTAAGTACATAACAGACGAAGAGGCTAAACAAGAAATTGAAGCAAAACTGGGGTTCAAGCCAGATTATATAAATGCAATCAAGTTTGATCCAGGAGTTTTTAAAGAGGTTATGATTAAAAACTGCATTTCAGTAGGCTTAGCATCATCCTTTGTTGAGCCAATGGAAGCTACATCAATATCTAGGTCAGTTGCAATGGTTAGTCGTGCAATTAATATGTTGATGTGGTCTAATTTTAATCCAGAGCAGTCTCAAATAGATGAATTCAATCAAGAATTTTTAGAGGATATGAATGACATACTAGACTTTATATATCTTCATTACATAACTAATAAAATAGATAATGATTTCTGGGCTAATTTTACCTCTAACAACAAGATTCCAGATTCATTAAGAGACAGGGTAGAAAAACTAACCACATTTAAAAACATAGACTATCCAGTCAGAGTATATGATCAGATCGGATACTATAATGTTTTGTACGGCAACGGACTGCTTGATGACATTCGTTTAGAAAAATGGTATAATGATAAGATATCTAGTAGTTTAGAAAATGAATTAAATGAGTATAGGCTAAAGTATATATCAAAGTCAAATGATTATATGAATCATTCTGATTTTATCAAGAAGGTTTTAAATGAATAGACATATGGAGTGGTGGGAAGCCCTTAAAACAATGGGTCGCAAAAACTACTGGAATAGACCAAATACAGTAGAGTTTTTAGCCTTTGTTGCAAAAGCTTCAATCATATTCCCTGGCTTGCTGTTTGGGAAAGAGATCTGGTGGCTATACATATTTGCATTGGTTTCAAGCATTGGGTTGATATGGTCATCAACCGTGAAGACAATACCTACCCTTATTTGGTTTAATATTCTATGGACTGGCCTAGCAATTGTTTATCTAACCAAACACTTTGTATAATATGATTGATTGGTTAGTTAATAAATTATTCTGGTATACGCCACTTAGAAATGCTATATTTGATGAAGTGCACCTTTATGATATGATTGAAGAGCGGCTAAAAGATACTACTCCTGGATCGGGATACTGGAATGATGGCGATGGCTGGCGGTCATGGACATACAGTCTAGATCGAAATAAGTATTACTTCAATGATATTCCAGAAGATAGCATAGGGGAAGCAATGAGATATACCTATGAGTCTAGAGGACCAGAATTTGAGATGGATGAGATATGGTAATGTTTGATTTAGTAAAAAGAGACAATGGCATTTGGGAGTGGCATAATGTAATTGATAGTGCCAGCTCATTAGTAGAGAGCGTCATGTCTAGTAATTGGTTTGACTACACAAATGAAGGTGGCGGAAGCACAGTTATAGGAAGATCAACTATAATTGAAGACAATAGAGCAGAGTATCCTTTAGTTCTAGATATATTTAATAAGTGTTTATCTGAATATATATCAG